GCACCCTCTGGAGGATAGCCCAGATTATGAATAGAAATGGTATGTACAATAGGAACAATCAGCCTTGGACGACAAGCAGCGTATTTAGAATTACCAATAGACATTTTGAATTATAAATTATATAATAGTATAGCATAACAATAAATAGAGGTTAAAATGGAAAAGGTTAAATCAGTTATAAAAGATACTTATCAGTCGATAAAGAATTGGGCTTTCAAGGAGAAAATGAACAGCATAAAAGACGTTATTGTATGTTTTATTAAATTTACATTTCTCTCATTAATTGCAATATTAGCAGTTATTTTCATACCCATAATGGTAATATGTATTGTTCCCGTAGCTATATTTTTATTATTTCAAGGAGCATCATTGGCAATTGTATTCGGATGCCCCTTGTTTTTACTTTTCTATCTTTTTGATAGATACATTATGAGAAGATCACTTCCTATTGAGACCACCAAGCACACGTGCTGCTGTGGCGGCTGCACCAAAACATGTAGCTAATTAAAAACTAAAATAGAGGTTATAAAATGGAAAAAATTAAGATTATTGCTGCACAAACAGAATCAGCTATAAGAGAGTGGGTAAGAAGAGAGAAAAAAAGAAAGATAAGTCGATTAGCATTCTGGATTTCTTGTATTTTGTTGTTGGGTTATTTCATACCAAATATAGTATTGCCAATTATTAGCGGTTATTATTTTTTAAAGTTATCTATATGGATAACTGAATGGTTCCAATCAGAATATAGATATACAATGGAACGCAGAAGGCTATTCCTAAAAATTCTCGATAAAATAGAAAAAAGAGTGGCCGATGAAGAAAAGCCTTTATTTTAAGAGATCAAATTGAAAATTAAAAATATTATTTTAATTACTTTGTTTTTTTTAGGCCTGTACATTTTTCCAATGATTACTGTATTTTCATACGTATCATATGGAATATATTTACTAATTAAACCTAACAATAATCTAAAAGATCTAGACAAGTCTTGGAGATTAAAGTTAAGAGTAGTGTCTCTTCTGTGGAAAGAAATGGGAAAAAAATGGACTGAACTAGAAAAAAGAGTGGCCGAAGATAAGCCACTCTGGTAACTAAACTGTCTCAAATTTTTTGGCTAGCTTGTCTAATTCAGGTTTAGACTTTTCTTCTATAAGAATAGCAAAATTATCAGGTCTTCTACCGCCATTCTCATGAATTATTTTCTTCATGTTTTTGTATTTTATTTGGGAAGCTTCATTAAACATTTTCATATTGTTAATAATAGCGAGCTTTCCGTGGTCAGTTTGTGCTAATGTAGGAATCATTTGTAAAAATGTTTTTAAATCTGCATCAGTTATACGCGATCCAAATACATTTTTAGCATCTCTAATAAAATCAGTGCTCAACTTTTCAAATTGCTCTGTATCACTAAATGCCCAATTTTGTCCCGATTGAAGTACTGAAGAAATAGGAGCGGCAATACTACCAATTGCAGTACCAATTGCAGTACCAAGAGCTGCTCCTGGCAATCCCCCTACTTTCAATCCTATTAATCCTCCAGTCGATGCACCTGCGGTAGCACCACCCGATGGGGAAAGTCCCTCTAGTCCTTTTAGAAATCTATACAATCCCGAATATGTTAGGTTTCCTTTTTTAATAAGAGCTTCCATCTTATTCAAACGCTTATCTGAAATATCTGCCACTTCTTTATTCGCAACTAATTTTTCATACTCAGGAAGAGTTTCTTTATCTATTTCTTTCTGACGAGCCATTTGTTCTTTACGCTCTAGCTGTTGCTGTTTAGCTTTGGCTTGCTTGTCCAATCCTCCAATCAATGAGGATCTAACAGGAGACTTACTAACTTTAGCAGGAGCTAATTGCTGAACTTGAGGAACTTGTTGTTGTGCAACCGGTTGAGCAAATTGAGGCTGTTGTATTACCGGAGCATTTTGTTGACCAGGAACTCCTTGTAACTGACTCAGCAATTCAGAAATTGGCAAACCCTGTAGTGCTTTTAAATTTCCAAGACTTTGTAATACCGGTTCTTGTGCTTGTTGTGGAGAAAGTTGTTCTAACATTCCTTGAAAAGGAAGCTGTTGCTCTTCCCCAGGATTAAGCATTCCTAAAGCTTGTAATTGAAACTTAGCCGGAAGTCCTGCTATGTATTGAGCGTCTGACATAGGAACACCCATCGCTTCCAGCTGACGAGCTATTTTCCCCTGTTGTAATTGACCGTAACGATCTTGTGCTAATTGTGCTAAACCAGCTCCTAGACCAGTGCCGAATGAATCAGCAAATCCGGGAGTTCTGGGTAGTATTTGCATTGCCATAACGTCTCCTTAAAGTCCTAATAATCCGCGTAAACCAATAGTTGCTCCAAACCCTGCTCCTTGTCCTAGTGAACCAAGAAGCCCACCACTTCCTTGTCTGAATGAATTTTCATATTGTGGTTGTAGACCGGTTAAAAGTAACTTTAATAGATTTCCTTGTTGTGCAAGATTGTATTGGGATCCTAAAGCAGCTAAGTCTGTCTCCAATCCAGATGCAGCCTGTCCTAGTCCTTGATTAAATGCACTGGATCTTTGACCACCAAGTGCTGTAAATCTTTCCGCAATTGAAGGAATTGTTTTCTGTGCAAAGTTTTGTCTTGCTTGATTAGCTATCGGTTCAAAATTAAATGGTGTTTGTTTTAGTCCACCAAGACCCATGCTCAACAATTGAGACATCGCTTGTTGTTGATCTGGACTGTAAAGAGCTGTTTGTTGAAGTTCGTCGGGAGCTCCTACAAGACCCTCGTATATTCTTCTTCCAAATCCCTTGTTCTGATTTAGGGGAATTGACCTTACTGCCGGATATCTGCCCTGCATGTTGCTGGCTATCATATTATCTCCTTGACTTATAGGTACCTATGCTACCATGGTAGGCGATCTCATATTTGTAAACAAGAAAGGATGTTAATGGCAGCAAGCTATGGACCACAAACAAATCCGGGCTTATTAGTTCCTACTACCAATGTGTGGGATCCATCACAGCTCTATAATGTTGATGTCACTTCTCCTGAATTTAAAGAATTACTCGTAAGGCTTTATCAAAATATAAACACAATCGCTATCGCATTGAACTTAAAAGACAGTGGATATTATGTAGAGACTGAATTTTTGACAGGCCAGCAGTTTTTTCCTAATCCTGCCTTGAGCTCAACAACTCCTCAAACCCCTGTATTTCGAGGATCATTCAGAACAGTGGTAGATTTTGGTGCATTACCCAATGCAACTACAAAAAGTGTCGCGCACAATATTGATTTTGGTGACACCTACAGTTTTACCAGAATATATGCTGCTTCAACAGACCAAGTAAATCTTCAAGCACTACCAATCCCCTATGCAACTACTGTTCCTGGAAATGAAATAGAATTATGGGTTGATGCAACTAATGTAAACATACGAACTGCATCTGATTATAGTGCATACACGGTAACGTATGTCATTCTTGAGTACATAAAGCAATAACGCTGCACTAGGGCCATTACAGCTCTAGCACAGCGTTTCAAAAAAAGGAGATTATTGCAATCTGCTTGCAGTTGGCATCGTGTAAAATGTCATTGCGTTAAGTTCGAAATCACTCCAAGCAATATCAGTATCTGCAATCTGTTCATCGCTCATATAAATACGAAGTTGAATTCCTTCACCCTCTGCCTGCGTGTAAATAGGATGCCATAACTGATCTTGGTAATTCTCAAGGGGAACTAACGTATATGGTTTTGTTTCCAAAGTCCCACTTCCCAGCAATGCTCCTGTAGCTGAACCATCATCTAAAAGAGATATAGTTGAATAGGACGGGAAATAATCTACCGTAACTTCACCATCAGATGTTTTATCGACTAAGAAATCTACTTTAGCAACGTAAGCGTTTCTTCCTTGATCTACATAAAAGTTATACGGCTTGGTAAGAACATTTATGTTAGATACGCGAGCTATGGTGCCGCCGCCAGTATAGGTTCCTGATGCAGTAGTTGAAAGAACGGTAAAGTTATCTGCATCAACAACTTCGTACACTTGGTAAATAATATCGTTGAAGTCTGTCATGCCTTCTGCATTTTCTAGTGCTATCCATTCGCCTGCCTGCAAATTGTGATTAATGGAAGTAATAGTAAATGTATTGGATGACTGAGAAATATTTGTTATAGAAAGTGCTGCTGCATTGCGCGCTAAGTTAGGCTCAACTACAAACAAGAATCCTTGCTGGTTTCCCGCAATAACCTGTCTGAATCGAGCTTGGAGCACACCACTTCCCCACACTGAAATAGCTTCTTGCCACGTTTCAGTACTGGTTGCCCAGGTGATATTTGCTTGGTTTTGGTAATACCCAAAAGCAGTAATCGAATCTTCGTTAAATGCCCATGATCCCGTTGCATAATTAAATACTAAAACACGATTGGTAAATGGATAATCAGTTGATCTATCAACACTCGGGAATGTCCAATAGACCATCTCAACATAATAATCACGAATACCTGCTACTCGATACACACCACCATTATCATTGTGTATATCAAATACTGCTTGAGGAATCTTTTGATCGATACGCTCAACGTTTGATCCATTGCATGCATGTATGCCGACGTTCCCCACGGCAAGTGTAACTTTGTCGAAGGGAACAACGGAGAAAGTAGATTCACAACCGAGTTCGGTATTAATTTTCTGAAAGGTAAAAGGAAATACTTCATTCCCGGTGTAAACAAGCTCCCACGTGCTTCTTTCAAAGAATACAATCAGACGATCTTTGATAAATTCAACAGTAACAATTTGTTCTTGTGTAGAAGCATCTATATATCCGCCTTTACCCGGAATATCTTCTCTGAATGCATCTGCTTGAATAGGACTTCCATTCTGAGAATAGCGACAGCGACTATAAAAATTGGTAGGAACTGATGCTATTGTCTCAACGGTGTTTAACATCAGTAGGCGATTTTTAAAATTAACTACAATGCGAGCAGTCTCTATAGTTTCTGTAGAATTATATAATGGTGCAAAGGTAGTCCAGCTGGCACCATCCCAATACTTTACATTGTCAGGATCATTAAAGTTGGTAACGAACAATATATTTTCTGAAGCAGTGTTGCCATGCCAAGTATCTGACCAGAAAAACTGTGAATTATCACCTGTCCATGCCGCAGTTCCTAATCGTTCCCACGCACCACTGGTATATTGATACGCATATCGCGTGTCGAATGCATAGGTAGGTTCATCATTTATTGACCCCGTCTCATAATTAGCAATCCCCATAACAGGCAGAGCAGGATACCAATACACCGTATCTGCTATTGCTGAAAAGGTAACTTGATTAGCTGCTACCAACTGAGCAGTAACTGCAGAAGTAGTCAATAGTGCAACTGGAAATGATATGCTTGTTACAGTAAAGATATCAGTACCTATAGAAAACTGTTGTCCGATGGCGATGTTTGATGGCGTAGTTACGGTCAGAACTGCAGGAACTAAACTGATTCTTAAGCGAGACATCTGAGGATCAGCAGGATCAGAGCCCATCAAATAGGAACCAAATCTTTTACGAACACGGCCACGAAAGACATAGGCGTTAGTAAGATTGGCGAAGGCATCGTCCGGCAGAATCCACGGCTTAACATCTGTTTCTAGACCAGTATTGATTGGTGCGATCATGAAACGATCGTATGGCATACTAGTACCCTATAGAAAAGAAACTAAATCCAGCGGCTGCTGCAGCACCATTAACCGAAGCAAATATTCTAAATTGGCTGTTGCTTAATATATCTACCAATCGAATTTCAAGATTTGCATAAGTAGTTCCGCTTGAAAACGGGGTAAGTTGTATGCTGAGCAATTGATTTGGTGGTGGATTAGTAATAGTAATAGTAGTCAGGCCATTACCGTTTCCGGATCCCCAGTTCATATAAATTCCCGAAGGAAGATATGTCCAACCACCCGCTCCTTGTGCAGGAGTAGAAGCACTTAAAATAGACGCAGTAAGTGGTATATCTGCTGTAGTAGCATTTTGAATTTTATGAACATATAACTCGTTCTTGTTAGTACTACTATTCAAAAAAGAATACGTTCCCAAATCACCAGCGCTAAACGTAGGCGCAGGAGATTGAACCGGATACGTTACTTTAGTGTGTTTACCTTCTGATGCAGAACCAAAAGTTCCATGATTAACATCAATAAGTTGTTTAATAGCCTGAAAGTTAGCAAGCAAGTCTGCTTGAGAATCTTTGAGTCTTTGTGATGCCTGTGGAATATTTTGCTGATACGCCATAATTCTCCTTAGTGATTACCAACTGCCCCATTGAAACCCTGGTCCATATGCGCCTGTTCTATCAGTCTGTTGAGAGTAGATAGTAGCAGCACGATCATTGCCATATTGAACAAGCGTTCTGCGCAATATTAATCTTTCTTGCATCTTGTATTCAGGCATAATCATCTGAACACTTTCCATATCCATACGATCTTCAAATACCTTTTTAGCAGCACCATAGGCTATGTATTGCCACCATTCTTGTAGTTCAGGACTCTGATTAGTAGTCAATAACTCAGTAGGACGAATATACGCTTCCATATTGATCTTGTATGGCTGATCAGGAACTGGTCTGACCGTAAAAGCACCATCGTAAAACAATACCGCTTGTGGTAGAGCGATTGCTGTAGGAACCGTTTGAGAGTTTATAGGAGTTCCTGCAGCAGGAGCTGTTGGGAAAGTAATTGTATAATTTCCGGTAGCGTAATTTATATAGTTCGTCGTAGGAAACCCAGGATCAGTGTCATAGGGAGCTGAAAGCGCCAACGGTAACGTAGTCGGTGGATCATTAGGCACATACAATAATCCCCATACAGTAGGCACCCCTGTCGATGCATCGACAATAGGGGAATCAATTAGGGTGAGCCCATTTCCGTTTGCATCGACAGAGGAAAAGAGGACATTATTTTGTAACAGACCATACTGCTGCTGATTTATATTTTGCGTACTAGCTTGCTGCGTATTTATTGTGCCGCTAAAAGAAGTGGTTGTTCCATCACCTGAAACACCAATAGAAGCAATACTTGAAAGTAATGGATATATACCAAAAAATTGTTCACGAGATTGCGATACCATCGCTTGATATCCTGCTATATACACAGGAGGATGAATCGTAATATATCTGTTCTTAAAATCATACAGAGGATTAGTCGTATCTACGGTGTTAGTAGCATACGTATCCACATATGGTTGAGTATAAAATGAAAATGTTGTTCTGAGATTAAATAATCTTAAATGTTCAGGAAAATCATATAGAACAAAGGTATTTACATACTCATTAATTTGAGCGGTAGTTAGCTGTGCTTCAGACAGACTGCGTGTCAGTCGACGCACTTTGGTTTGTATTGCACTCAGTGTTGAATCTGCCATGGGCAAGCTCCTATATTAGGTTCTTAAGGCAGGCTAACAGGTATCTCTTTTATATCCAAAGATTATGTTGCTCTATAGGGAAGGACGTTTTGAGTAGCTCCTTCCAACTGCTCATTTTCCTCACCAACAGGCACTACTTGTGCATATTGATAACTCAAAGGATAGCTGGAAGGAGTGGTATATGCATTGAAATTCGTCGTGTCTATATCAATGGTGAATGTATCATCGCCCGTCACGGTAATCACTCCCTGTTTTTGGTTGACTTCCACCATACCATAGCCAAGAGGTACTATCAGACGAACAATCTCACCGCTTCGATAGTTATGCGCAAAGGTAGTGGTAATAAGCGCTGGGTAAGCATTTGTTATATTACTAATAATTCTCATAGCTCTCTGAAACGTAGGATTCTCCACCGCTAATATAGACATATCGATTCCTTTACACGTTTTCTACAGTAATAATCGAATGAGCAGCAGAAGACAAGTCATCTATATCGATAAATTCAAGCGATTGGAATCCAGCTCTTTTTACCTTCTGTCCAATACGCTGACTTGGTCTGCCACCATCATCTTGAGTATAGTGATGAACCGGATACCACATATCATTTTCAACGTGCTTAGCGACTCCCAGAGGAATGGTATACATCTGTCCATCTACAAAACTATATTTTTCAATAGGGTCTTCTTTGTATTTACGAAAAACAAAATCCATAGAACCACCAGGAACTTCATAAAAACGAAAGATTCCCCGTACCGGTTCTCTATCTTTGTCTCGTTGATATTTCAGATTGGGAACTTTTGATTCTTTACTTACTTTTTTTACTTCTGATACTTTTTCTGTCATGGGCTTCCTTTCTAAAAAAGGGGGGGCATTACAGCCATCCCCCTTAGGTAGTGCTTTATTGATTATCAACACTGAATGATTTACCAGCAACCCAGTAAATTACATCAGAAGTTGATCCCGCAGGGCTATTAGCGCCAGCAGCAAGAATCATACCGATATAACCTTGGTTAACTGTTGCATCAGACAAGATATCAACACCTGCTGACAATGCTTCTGCAGTGTCTTCACCAACAGGAACCAATTCAGCAGCAGTAAATGGAACTGCAGCGCTTAATGGCCATGCAAAAGCAGTGAATGAAGATGAATCGATATCAACCGTAACACTGTTACCAGTAGTTGTTGTCGTATCAATTGCAGTAATAGTACCTTGTAGACCGTTCATTTGTACCATGCCAAATGCAGCAGGAACTACAAATCGAACTAATTGTCCGACTTTAAATTGGTGCGTTACTGACAAAGTTACTACAGCAGAAGATGCTTGAGTAATCTTAGTGATATAACGACGACGTGGATAAAAGAGTGGATCCCACTTTATTTTCATCCAAGAACCAGTTGTACCAGCAACAATTTGAGACATATAGTCTAAGCTGAAAGTACCAGAGGTTAAGGTGTTATACCCAACGGTAAAATCAAATCCACCCAATTGTTGTGCACTCGCAACATTGATCATACGAACAACATCACCAGCAACAAGTCCGTTAGTACCAGAGTTTGACACCACAGGTATTGCTGCGTTAGATACTGCAGTTACCGTCGCATTTACCGCACCATTAGGGCTGGCAGAAGTATCTACAAGAGTAAACCCACCACTTGTTGCATAGCTAGACAAGTTAGCGGCGTTTGCTGCGTTAGATTTCTTATATTCCCACATAGCACCGTCAGGAAACCCGCGTTGCCAGTAGTATTCCACACCAACCGCAGTTGTTTGAGACGCTGCAGCCACCGTAATGTTGTAGACTTTCATCCAATCAACATCAGAACGTATTTGTAACGTTTTTGCAGTACCAGCAGACGTAAATCTACCTTGTTGAATTATTGTATTGTCGGCCATAGTCTCTCCTATAATGTGCAACGAAGGTTGATTACCCAGAGATCGTTAGTGATTCTCGGTACTTCTGCGAATTTATAACCCACAGACACGTTTAGTGCTAATGGACCATCATATATTGGTGGTCGATAGATAAAGCTTGCGCTATAACCATCTTGCTCAATACATGCATATGCTTCCATACCAACGCAGAAGATGTTGTACACCGTCGCGCCAAGGTTAGAACCATTAGCAGTAGTAGAGCCGATAGATGAAACGAGGAAACGCAAGTTACCAATAGCACCCCATTCTGAACGCAATGCATTCATTGGTGATGGATATTGGTTCTTTTGAATAAATCCAGAAACAGAATCCATAGACTTGGTTAAGTCAGTGTGACAAAGCGCAAAGTACGCATCACGAACTGGCGCTGTACCAAACTTATCTTCACCTTCAATGTTATCCATAATGGTGTATGCGTTATTGCTCAGCAATGAACGAACAACATCATCAACGTCTGAACGTGTTAATTCAGTTGGATTATCACCGTTTACACCACCAACACAGTTGATGAAGCTTGCAGTAGAAGCCAACATGTTACGGGTTAATTGATCTTCTGTTTGACGAAGTGAAACACCTAAACGTGCTGCACATTCGTTTAATACAGGGTCTTGGTTTTGCAAAGTAACTTGTTCGTTAATTTGCACATAAGTTCCATAGAAACTGATCTTCGCATCAATATCAACCGCAGTTAGATTTTGAGGCGGAGGAGTAACACCTGAATTACCAAGCGGAACCATTGCAGTGTCGAGAGGATTATATCTTCTCATACGAAGCGTATTACCACCATTACGAGGCATTTGCTTCTTCATTGCAGGAATCTTATGAATCATGTTCGGAACCGGTACTGACAAGAGTTTATAACTAAAACTCTGTTGCACTGGCGATGGCAGAATAGCTGTAGTTGTTATTGCCATGAGCGTCTCCAAAAAAGAGAACTGGAAAAAGAGCGGTACAACCGCATATTGTAGGCTGACGAGACCTAGACTTCTGTCTTATGGGTGGACGAATCCCGAGATCGGTCCGGAAGTAGGTGAAGTGAGCGAAGCTTCCGATCGGCTCATGGGTAGTTATACCAGAAAAGTATTTTTTCAAGAAAAAAAGAGGGATCACAAAAGTAATCAACTGAGTGTCCCTCATATGTAAGTAGTAGTCTATTCTATATCTTCATTATCGCTTGGTTGATCAACCTCAAAGAATCGAAGCTCAAAGTTAGGGTGAACCCCATATTTAGTAGTGATCTCTAACGTTCCATCTCGATAAAACCCGTGTTCATCGCATATACGATCTAGTTCTTTTACTGCATCAATTATTTTTTGGATATCCATATCTCTCCTCTACAAAAAACAGTTGTTTTTGATACTTCCACTATCATTAATCATCGCCGAATGCTATCCACGTAGGAAGAAACCTCAATTGGACCGTACTAGCTTCATTTTTCACTGGAGTACTTATATCAAGAGTGCTTGATCTTTCAAAACCCAATTCCAAAACAAAAGCATCAAGCTCCTTAACTTTATCATTTATTTGCTGTATCTGTTCTGTAGTTACTTGAGTCATTCTTTCCATTAATCTTTCCTCTCAAAATGATTTCCGTCTGGTTTAGGAAATCTTCCACCCCATCTATTTTCAGGATGCAGTGTCTCCCACCATGTTCCAAACTTCTCATAAAGGGCAGACTCAGTCAGATATTGTCCTTCTGGTGAAAATAAATTCAGATCAATAGCCAATCTCTTGCAGTGCAGGGAATTAAGAATTCCTTTGCCATTTTTGGCATAGATCATTGCCTGTTCTGGAGTTCTATAAGATTCTCCAAGGGTACACATATACCCCTGTGAGAAAATGTAGGAGATTAGGAGACTTGCATGATGAGCAAATTCTTTTTGTTTGTCAGATAAAGTCATTACATCCTTCTACGCGATTCAAACATCTCTTTACGCAACTGCTCTTTTAAATCTTCAGTAAGGCCATTAGCAAATGCATTGGCACGACTTAACGGTGTATCTCCCTGCTGAGGAGCAATAGACACTAACGGCTTTGGCTTAGCAGCGTTTTTCTGAGCAATTTCCCGATCTTGTGCATGAGTATCCTCACGGTGAATACCCATCTGTCTGATCAATGTATATGCAGATGACGCCTTTTTATATATATCGGGCGTATTGTGTATCATCTCTGCAATGTCAGGGAATTGTTCACGCAATAGATCGATATTGGAAGCGGATACAACTTTATCAAAATCCGGATACTGCAATCTTATTTTTTGTTCCGCCAATGCTTCGGCTGATTGCATTTGGTAGCCCTTGAGTTGTTTTTCCAGTTCCTTAACCTTATGAGCCATTCTAGTAAGGTGCTTACCTTCAGCAAGTGCATCAGGAGCCAAATCAAAATCTTCATCACGACTCACCTCCTGAGTTTGTGATTTAGGAGTTTGTGCTTCTTGCAGCCTACGCATTAATTCATCACGTTCCCGCTCTAAGCGCTCTGCGCGTTCTGCCTTTTCTCTTAAAGCTCTAACATTCGCATTGTTTTCCATAGAAGGTTTTTTTGCTGGAGCGGCTTCTTGCGCCACTTCTTCTTGTGGCTGTTCCTGGGGAGTTTCTTGCTCGTGCATTGCAGGATCAGGCATAGCTTGTCGTATTGCTGGGTGAACATCATATTCTACGGGAGCTACTTGTTCTTGTTCTAATGGTGGCATCTCAATCTTAGGGGCTCTGCCTTTTGCTTGATCTTCGTGATAACTCATACTTCTCCTTTATGATTGCAAAATATTTGAATGTGCCTCTTCACCGTTGGCAATTTTAGCATGCTTGTACAGAGTTCCATCAGCAAAATCTAAAACATAACCAAGAAGCTGTTTTTCTTCGGGAACTACCTTTAGAGCATTTTCCTTGAGAATAAAGCTTGTTTCTCTGTCCGGAATACACCACAGAAGATCTACTTGATCATACATAAGAGCTTTAGTTCTTTCTGGGTGCTTAGTGTATTTGTAGACGATTTGGTCATAATCAGGAGTGGGACACGTGAGTCGATTGAAAAAGTAATTCCTAAGAACATTCTGCATCAATCGTTCTTTTTTAGTGATAACCACTACATAAAAATTGCCCAGATACTTTTTCTTTCCTTCTTCCAAGCACTCATAGAAATTTTTTTCATAATCCATGAGCTGCTCACGCATCTGTTCGGTAGCATTTGTAGTCTCGAGTGGTTTAGACATAAGCTCAAGTGCTTGAGCTCCCACCGTTTTTCTTTTTTGCATTACTTCTCCTGAAAAAGTCGAGCGCTGCCACTGTAGCAACGCCCATGTCAAAAATGGTAACAGGAAAGCCATCAGGAGATAAAAGGATTATGAGACTAAGAATATCTGCTGATGGCTAAATGAAGGATCTAGAGCCATTATTGTACCATAAATTTAATAAGAAATAAAAATGGCCCCGCTTTTACACAGGGCCACATAAATCATAACCATATTTTCTATGATAATATCTTGTCTATCCATTGCCCGGATTTCTTATCCCAGTATTTCTTCTCTTGCTTAGTAACAAGACTACTAAAAAGAGGTGACCAAAAGCCATACCACGTAATTATCCACTGTATGGCTGCCACAATATAGTGTTCATTCTGAGTCATGATTTTTAATCCTTCTCTCTTTAATCTTATACCAAATCATAAAGATAATTGTTTCCCATATGAAAAACTCATACCAAGTAACAATCCTATATTTATCAAAATACCAAGAAATCCAGCACATCATAGAATTCCTTACCTATTAAGCAGGACCAGTTGCTACACCGCCCATTATTCCACCAGCAATCGCTGCTTTTTGCGCAAGTGCTTGTATAGGAACTTGTAAGGCAACATTAATAGTCTTATAGGCAGCTTTGGTAGCTAATTTTCCAGCCAACGGATTGCCAGTACTTGCTGTCGTAGCAATACCTACTCCAATAGAAGTAAGAATAATACCTGTTTGAGCCAATATGTTTACACCGCCCCATCCAAGCCAGTATCCAACAGTTGCTCCACCACCGCCACCACCATTAAGGCGTGTTCCCAAACGAAGAGCAAGATCTCCATTAGTCATCCGGTTGGTAGTGATGTACTTACTAACTTGAGAAACTTGAGCAGGAGTTAATTTACGCAACGCAGGATCAACGTCATAGCTATTAACACGAGACACTGAGCCATTCTTGCGTACGGCAAATCCTTCTGTATCTTTAAAGACACCAGGACGGTTTTGTTTTACGAATTCATGTGTTTTGTGAGTCAACATTGCTTGTGCAGAAAATGCTGACAAAAGAAGAGAGAATATAAATGTTTTTTTAAACATGTGTAAATTCCTAGAAGTGTCGACACGTTGTCGACGGTTTGGTTAAATCTAATTGCTTTTATTGTTATTAAAATGCCGTTCTTCGGCGTTTAAAATGTATTCGCCTACATATATTCCTCCTGCACGCAAAAGATTTGCAATGGCTCAAACATTACAAAATAATTCTTCGCGATCAAAATGTTTTGGGTTTGTCTCATAAACCATTATTTATTGTACCAGACAGAGAAAAAAAATAAAGGAAAAGGTTACAGACAGAAGAGACGCGCCCTGCGATGTTACCAACAGGGCGCGAAAAAGAGTAGTAATGAAGCCAAAGGGAAAGTTACTTTTTATTTTTAACTGCTTTACGTGCTTCGCTTAAAGCAATTGCTATAGCTTGTTTGCGTGATTTTACTTTTGGTCCTTTTTTAGAACCTGAGTGTAATTTATCTTCTTTAAATTCACGCATAACTTTTTCAACTTTTTTTTCTTTTTTGCCGAGCTTGATATCTTTTTTAAGCACTCGGACTGCTTTTTTCATTTTCTTTTTCATAATATTCCCGTCTGATTTTTAACCATGCCATAACTAAATGCTGGGTGCTTTTTGACCAAAAGAGGGGACCGAAGTCCCCCGCAGTACTTAACGCACACGCTCTGTTTCTTCGAACACCAGACGCTTTTCTGTTTTTGTATCAGTGCGCTTTTTCTGATCTTCGTTTTGTGGCTTGCCCAATACACGGTAAGCAATCTTGGTAGCCTTACCTTTTGGGCGCGGCATTCCCGGCACGATTAATACTTTCCTGGTTGAAGATGCTTTTTCATTTCTGCGCCATCTTCGTCCATTTGCTTATTAATACCACGAATAGTGTCATCAAGACCGTAATCACTGTAGTAACCAGCTTTAGGCCATGCGTGATACTTCACATCTTGTGGTAAGTTTGCAATCGCATTGCGATCTTCGTTAAGCATAGATCCATCTTGCTGTTCTAAGCGACGACGAGGATCCATTCCTGCGTACATATCTGCACCCAGAGATTTATAGTGACGTTTAGCCATAGCGGCTCCTTAATAGTTACTGCAGTCCTCAAGTGTGTGACGAAACGTCACGAACTTGAGCTGCAAGGGTTAACCTCTAACTACTCAGACTTAGGTACATCCTGCGCCTGCGCATCGAGTTTCTTTTCACATTTTTCACAGTCTACTGGACTCTCATGTTGTTTGAGATAACTTTCAAGAATGCTTCGCGTCATGCACTTAATCTCATCTTGTAAGCATTCAAGACATATGCTCGCAACTCTAGCTAGTAATGGATTCATAACACACCTCACGCAATAGGGGGTTGTTGAACTATTCCTGACTCTTGTTGTTTAATTGCATTTGCAATCGCTACCATCTTTTCAATATGAGCAAGGTCCAAGCCTTCCATTTCTTTGAGAGCTTTCACAAAGGATAATAATGCTTCTTCTTCATCTCTGACAGCAGCTGCCTTGCGCTCTTCAGCAAGCGCTTTATTTTCTTCAACACGACTAACCCGTTCAAGTCCAAGGCCACGATCAGCAACGGCACGAGCTTGCGCAAGTTCAGTCTTAGCTTGTTGTTCTTTCATTTGAGCTTGCATTTGCATCTGCTGCATTTGCTGCGCTTGTTGTGCATTCTTAGTTGCATTCTCAACGATCTTTTTCTTATTTTGTATTGTTGCTGCTTCAAGCAAGTCCTCGGCGGATATAGGAACTCCCGCTTCACGCAGTTGAAGCATCTGAGCAAACTGCATCTGTTTTTGAGTGGCAGTGTTTAATCCTTCTTCTACAACAATGTCATACTTACCAAATGCTTTATTGTAAAATTGTGCCGTTGGCTCTTGTCCTTCAAGAATCTTTTTTACTTTGCCTGGTGTGAAGTTTGTCTGTATAAGATCAAGCATCAACTTACCTAATAGCTTTTGTGATCGATCAAGCTGATCAAAGAGTATTTGCAGCGTAGTAAGTCCAGCACCCTGGCGAAGCATAGACAATACACCAGCTTTATCGTCAGTCGCAGAACCTAAAAGCTCTTCGTTAACACCAGATATCTCCATGACTTCGCGAGCCAAAAGTTCAGACAATTGGATCATTGATGGTGGTATCTGAGGAGCGACAATCTGTTGTATATCACTTATTTGAGCTTCTTCTTTAAGCGCAATACCTTTACCTTGTCCTATTTGATTCCATACGTCTTTAGGATTTACCAGCGCATTTTCTTTATATATCCAGCCCGAGTTTGCTTGAGATTCAAGAATGTCTAACTCTATAACTCGACGGCGATTATAGAGATATTGTGAGTCACGAAGTCCGCGCACAACACCCTGTATTCTTTGTGGGAAATAAGGCATTTGTGGATTGTAATAACCTAAAACGGGAACAAACGGATATTGGTCAATTCCCATTGGTTGACGACCATCATAAAGAACACGTCCTTCAATAACAATCGCCAACCTGACAGAAGGAATTTCTTGTTCAATTACAGTAACTTGCGGATAGACTTGTAAGAAATATTTGAGTGCTTCATCGTCTTGACCGCGCCATTCTTGGACTTCACCGGTTTGAGTGTCACACAACATCTTTTGCGATCTATAATCACGGTAATAATACTCATCATAACTAAGAAGGTTTTTATATCCATAGTTATAAGACTCCGGCATAAATTGGAATTTTCCATCTTTGCCCGTTCCCGCATCATTCGCATTCAAGTCCATAATGATATCTTTTTGGTCGGGCAATAAAGAAAGCGCTTCGCGACGAGTAACAAAAGATCTTTTCCATACATAGTTACAGTCTGAAAGGTCTGCTTTTCTAAAATAAGGATCTATTAAAAAGCTATTGTAGGCACAATTATCTACACGAATGTTGCCTGATATGGGGTCTTGTCGGTAATCCATCCAGACCTGCATCAAGTTCATACCAGTAACCAATGCGCCATGGAATGACTCGGATATGGTATCAAGAACATTTTCTTGGTTAGTGATCCACATTATTGTCTTGGTAAATTGATCAGCCGTTTCATTGTCACCATTTTCTAGGGGAGTAGCTACCATTGATTTGCGATTACGTCGTTGGTATCCGTCGATAACGTTAATAGTGCGCCGTATTCTATTGAAGTTAAACATGCGACTACGGTTAGCAGGAAGATTACCATAAAGGTCAGACCAAAGAGTTTGGTCTCCAGATTCAAATCGAGTATCGGTATCGGCTTCTGCCCAAAAAGATTGATTAATAGTGATGGATTCTGCATAGGCCGCTTCCATACGAGAAAGAATAGACTTGTGTTTCTCGTCATAATACTGCGGACCCAATTGGGGAAAGATCATTGACACGCTCCTTAGCATCTAGTTACTCGTAACAGACCCAGTGTAGGAGTGGAGAAAAGTGTAAACAAGTATTATAATAGACAAGTCCTTTTGTGGGACAATGCTATAACAGGAAGGCTCTATGTAGACAGTGGAGCCTTCTCGAGTTATTATGACCCCTGGTCACAAATATTTTTATCTTCCAATTCTTCTATTAGTTCATAATCTTCTATATAAAACAAGCGATCTTCAAACTTGTTATGAAGCATCTGTCCTAATCTAAATTCAGGAACTGAGATCCATGCATTATATAATCGATCTAACACTTCACGCTTTTTTTGATTGGTGATCGCTCTTAAATGCATTTAAAATCTTTCATTTCTAAAGAATCCAGGTAGCTCATCGCCACCATACATTGCTTGTCTATAATTCTTATCGAGTTCTTGAGCGCTCAATCCATCTTGTGTGCGCGGCAAAGATATGCATAAGTATCTCATAGCATCAGCATAATGGCTATGTACATCATGCAGTGGATGCGGCTTATACACCTTCTTCTTGGCATCATATTCTTGTCGATAGTTTTCTAAAGATTTCAGCAATGGCGCACAATTCTTTTCATCAATCCATAACTTACTAAAAGAAGATCGAACGGATTCAATTCCATCGGCTATAGACAAATCGGGAGCAATAGTAAAATTGATTCCCAGCTGTCGTGCTTTTTCTAAACGAGTCATTCCCGAACCAAACTCACGGACCTTTATATCATGAGGAGCAAAGTGACGACCGTACGTATACGGTTTTGACTGAAGTACTGAAACGTAATGCTCAAGGCCTTCTTTATTCTTATCGTAGCAATCAATTATACGAACTGTTTGCCCAATGGATTGATAGAAGATAATGCACGTTGAGTCCCGAACACCAAGATCCCATGCAGTATGTACTTTAAATCCATGCTCATAAGGAACGATGCCAATTTGTCCCTTAACACGCATCTTATCGAGATATTTGATGTAGTAAGCACCTTCAACGCCCATCTCAAAAGATGTGTAATACTCTTGTTGAATCAAATCTTCTGACATGATTCCTTCTTTGCGTTCTCTGTCTATCTCACCAAAAGGAATATGAAGCGTATCATCAACGGTAAGCTTTTGGCAGAACCATTCTTTAGAGTGTTGCGCTATCTGATACAACTCCCACAAGTGATTCTTTCCTCGCGGAGTAGACAAGAATATTGCTATCCCATCATTGGCAGCAAGTATTGGGCGTATGAACTGGTATGCCCTGGGATCTTGCAAAGCATATTCAGAAAAGACGCAAAGCTGGGGGTTGGTACCCATCAAAGAGTCATAATTATCAGACCCAACAACCTGAAAGACAGATCCGTTTATGAATCGTATTTTCATTTCCTGAACGTTGATGCTATCAATGAGCTGCTTAGGAATGTAATCAAGTACCCGTTCACCAGTATTGGTGATCGAATCAAACAGAATCTTACGGCCCTGCGAATAAGTGGGAAATATATAATAAACTACTTGTGCTTTACGCAATGCAGCACGAATACAAAGATTAAATACCGTCATATCCTTGCCTGCTCGCCGTGGCCAAATAAGTAACGCTCGTTTATATTTCTTGTTTTCTATCGCATCAAAAAGACCAAGTTGATACTGTCTTGGCTTAAATCTATTCAAATGTATTTGTGCTTCTACAGATACAGTCATTATTCTTTCCCTCTATGTATCTATATAACTCTTCTCGTACATTATCTATGGCTACTACAAGCTTATCTTTTTTACTGAAGTCTGACTTTATGCATATGCCATCAAGATATGGACCGGACTTCAAGCAATAGCAGCACGCCCATATTCCGGTTTTTACATCTACATAGACCGTGTTTGCCAAAGAAGGTCCCTTCAGATGTTCGTAAGGACATGATTTTAATTCTTGTTTTTTTATAGCGTCAAAAGCTTTTAGCTCTCCATATTCTTGCCTCATGGAAGCTATTTCTTGCTTAATACGAATGCACTTTTGATCCATCTCATCAAGACTTTTTCGAGAAGATTCTTCAACTTTCTTAAAAAAGAGATAATCGCAAAAATCCTGCCATTCAACGCCAATCTCTTTCAAGAGTTCTTTGACAACCTTCATCTTTTTTGTTTTTTCTACAAGCGTTAGCATCTTTGTCCTCAAAATAAATGCACCGACACATTAACCGGTATTACTTTCTCTATATCAGGTGCTTCTGGTCTATTGCGATAATACTTAGCCTCTACACGTAGAATAGGCATCTCATATTGCCACAGCCCAACCTTGTGTGTCGTTGATTCAAAGAAATAGATTGATCCCATACGCTCTATGATGCTCCAGAATTCTTCACGGGACATGTTCTTGTTGTCCATATCATTCATCATGGCAAGTGTATCATCAAGGGCGCAGACTATTGAGTTTTGTGGGGCCAATAACGAGAATGCTCGCCACACGCGCTGGCCCCCTTCACAAAGAATGTCTTTTAGTACGCATCCTGCTTGTCGCGCTTCTTCTGCTGAGGACGCCTTGATTCCTTTAGAAAGAAATCCAATACATCTATCATTTATCATAGCAAGTTCTACGCGTATGTCGTAACGATCGTGGTGTATTTGAACAACTTTTACCGGCAGGTCGGGAAGATTCTTAAACAGTAATACAACATCAGCATGATTCATTATATTCCTTTACTCGATAAGTAGGCTCAGCATCCTCATAAGTTAATCTCACACTAAGTGCTCCCGGCCATACTTTCTTACTCTTTTTATTGGTAACAATTTTTTCGTGGGGATATTTATCTAGACCACCATATATAAAGTGAGATTTAGGAGAAAAATCTGCATTGCGAGCATGGGCAAATCGATAGGCTTTATCACAACAATCATGGCAATGAATACGCAAGACTGATTGATATCTCCAAAAATGGGGAGATTCATGACCTATCGTACGACAATACTCACACTTGAGATTTTGTATCACTCTTTCTCCTTTACCTCACTGGTAGAGGGCATTGCAGGTATAACAACCGTTATGTTTCTTTCAGAATTGCTTTCATTTCTTTTCAGATCGGCATGATATTTGTCTACTTCTGCCCATTCTGGGTCATAGCGATACAAATCCCTAAAGACAACATCTTTATCCATCTTTTTTAACAGTGCTCCAGTTCTTCTTCTGGAAGCGATCATTAACTTTGCTTCTTTGTAAGCGGTTGCTATATCCGAGTGCTTGCTGACCCAATCCATAAGAGTTCGGTAAGGAATAGCATTCTCCATGCAAAAATACATTATTTCATAGGATGTCTCTTTAAATGCCCATTGATATAAAGCAGTTATTAGACGCTCTCTCCACTTGTCTTTATCGGGAAAGAATCGAAAGGCCTCTTCTGATAGATACATCGCATAAGTGCATTCTTTGTCGCCACTATTTGGATTAGTGATAGAATCATAAGTTGTTTTGTATTTTTTCTTTTTTGCAGTTTGTGGTTTTTCTGCGGCGCCTTCTATTGAAACAAGGGGCTTTTTATTCATCAGTTAACTCCGCTATTATTAGTTCTGTTCGCGGTTTACTATCATACACCTTATTAATCGATACGGAGTATAGTTGCGCAGCATCATTCCATAATACTCCTCGACAGGCTCTATCAAAGAACTTTAAAAGCGTCATAATATGCGGTCTGCCAATATGTGCATCTCCATAAGAGAGCCTCATATTAGGTCCGCGCTTGGGAAGGGGCAGAAAAAAGGAATAATGAACACGAAGAAGTCCCTTTAGCGGTGGTTGCTCATCATGCTGTAAATTAAGAGTTATTTGGGCTGATTGAATGGCAATCTTCTGTGCCATGTATTCATTTTCTCTGTCACTACGAACGAGCTGTAATGGGTCTCCATTTAATACATACATTCTCTTCATTTACTCTCCTTGATTTAATTCCTCAACGGTAACACCTTCAAAGATGTCTATCTGGTAGCGGGCATAAAACTGTTGCCAGTAATACTCTTCTTGTTTCCTGACATGCTCAAGATATTGTTCTTGCTTACTGCTTGAAGTTAAAGACACTAAAACAACTAATAAATATTTCATCTGATTCCCTTAATAATAACATCGTCTACTTCTATCGGAGCTCCTGATGAGGGCTCGCTTGGTCTATTAACTTTCTTCTTTGGTAGTTCAGTGATTTTTTTTGGTTTTACTGCACGCGGAGATTGAAATGCAGCGCGCCATGCATCAAAAAAATCATCACGTATTTCAATTTTATGAAACTCTGGATTGGGCGGAGTGCTCGGCCTTTTATCAAAACAATGCAGAGCCATAAAGAAACACAAAAACATGACTCCAACATAGACAAAAAAATCCATACACTTAGCCATGCAAATTCCTTTCTAGTTCTTGAATTTCTTCTTTGAGCGATTGAATTCGATTAACGAGTCCACGCTTTGCTTCTTCATAAAAGAACCCCTGTTCCAGGTGGTCCATGTTGCAAACGGCTCTTTGCAGTTCTTGTTTCAACATCTGCAATCGAGGCTCTCCCTGAAGCTTTGCACGCTGTTCACGCTCTAAGCTTTTTAAGGAAATTCCCTGGCGCTTGGATACCTGTTGTAGTGATTCTGCAAGGGAATTAGGCTTGACGTGTGATGGTTCTGGTCGTTTGTACATATCAGATGGACGTTCATCTGGTTCGTCATCTACTTTGTGTACCGGTATCTGTAATATCTCACACACGTTGTAATACCAGTTCCACTCAGGAGTAAAGTTCTGCTGACGAGCATGCTCTTTACACGCCTTAAGCAGAAAGGCCATGGGATTTTTTATGCCACTTACTTTCTTGGTCATAGCCCACGCAGCCTTCAAGACAGACTCATCAAACGCAACTAGCTTCAAGTAATCTTCTTCTGGCACCTTAAAGGCATCGATGATTTCTCTCATAACCGGAGACACCAAGCCAAAACGATTATCTCGGAGAATATTGCGAGTAATCTCTTCCTGGGGCAACTTCTTGATCCACTCACGCACTTCTTTTGCTACCATTTGTAACTTCTCCCGAGTACCGTTTCGGTATTCTCGTTGCCTTTTTGTCAAATACCCGTATCCATCACCATCCACAGCCCTCGCGTGCGCGTGCGTCATGCGCGTAGAGTACGGGTTACGGGTATATAAATAATTATTATATTTAATTAAACTTCTAATAGGGGTGACAGTTTCAGTGTGAAAGATTGTACTTATGGAAATATCTATTTTCTTTTCCGGTAGTGAATTTATATATGCTTCATACTTTGTGTCTGAGACGAGTTCTTCACAGAGCTTATAATCATTGATAGAAAATATATTGTTTTGAGATTTGGTGATATATCCATTCTGACACAGCCAATTGGTCCATCTTATGACACTTCTGGTACAACATCCTACCCGTGTTGCAAGGTATTTATTACTCAGCTTCATAAAGGGGGCATGCCTAAACTCAAGCATGATCCTAACGATATCGTGAGCATATCCTCTCTTGTCTTTTAAAGGAGCTAATCTCTCCTGACTCTTCTTAGAAAAGGTGTGCGGTTTACAACAAAGAGGGTTTTTGTCATAACATTTCATGTCCTGAAAAACTTTTTCATCACGAATCGCTCGATTGGGACTTTTGTCTGCACCTGGTACATTACAGACATGACTTTTCATGAAACATCGATTGGGAGATGTTTTAGACAACATTTAACCTCCCGATCAAAAATTTCTCATTTTTATTCACGAAAATAGCTGCTTTACAGAATAAATTATCAGACAGATTTCCATTGCCACTAATTCTTCTTTTTCTTGCTTTTTCTTTCCGTTGATGAAATAATACTAATTCGCGTGGTTTTATAATCATGTGCAATAAACAGCGGCAACATTGGACCTTGCAATAAATCTTATTTTGAAATACACTAGATTTATAAGTAGTTTTGCTTATAATTTGACAATTGGTCATGGTATACAAGCCCTTGTTGGTGATATATCCCGTCAAGGTTATCGTAAGATCTTGTTGTAAACCAGATTTATTGTTAAACACAAACGGCTCCTTTCTTGGAAGCATTGATTGCTGAAATGAAGAAGCAGTTTTTCAAAACCATAAATTCTTTCGGGGATTTGTGTAACATAAACTCTTTCGGGAGTTTGTGACTATAAAGGGGTTGTCAAAATCTCTTTGCTAAATACCGTCCAAGTGGTCGTAGGGAAAACAAACAATTGGGCCGGTGTGAAAATTTCAAGTTCGACGGATAACTATATACTAATTATGGCTATCCGTCTTCTTTTTTTTTCTAGAAGCTATAAACTTTTCCATCCTGGTGAAGGTTCTCACATGGGC